CCGTGGTTGTCTCAGTTGTCGCTGCGCCGCCCGCTGTGCTGTTGCTGCGAGTGACCTGTGACCTGCGGAATCGGAGCGGGTCGAATGTTCCGGTTGCATTCGTCTTCAGCACACCGAGAGTCCCGGCCAGCTTTGCAACCTGCATCTCAAGCTTCCATAAATCATCAAGATCATGGAGAGCGTTGAGAACAGGAGATAGGAACGAAGTCCCGCGATACTGTCCTGGACGCTGTGGCTCGAATAGGTGCCACACTCGTTCCGCTGGTACCACCTCGATGAGCTTGAGTCTGCCTGCGTCCTCCTCCGCGTGTACAGCGTATCCAGTCGGCCTACCATTCGAGTCAACGAATATCCCATCAATCCACTGCTTGTTTTTCTCCTGTCCGTCTGGCGTGCGGATCAGATGCCCCTCGATGATCTGCACCCTCGGCCCGACCCGGCCCATCGACTTCAACACGAATGTTTCGCCGTCGATGAACCATGTCCGCGCCATCAGGCCTTGCAGTGTGCCGAAGCTTTGCCTGCTCGTGGCATCCGGGAACTTGCACCATGTCTGCCACCAGTCACTGGCCCGCTGGTTCCATTCGTCATCATCCGTTGAAGGCTGAACCACTAAGCCAGTGCCTACCGTGCCAGACTCGAAAATGTCAGCTAGCTTGTTGACGAGCCACGAGTTGCGCTCGTAATACCTAGCCTTCTGGGCGAGTGTCTGCCTGGACGCTGTTGAAATATCGAATCGCGCTGAAGTGTAGGTGGATTGAATCCGACTGCGCCGCGTCGAATACTGCGCAGCCTCATAGACGTTGCCAACGAGTAACCTGGCCAGCCAATGGCGGAGCGCGTTTACCATTGGTTCATCCCCGCGAATTCAACCGAATGCTGATAAACGTCCGGCAACCGGCCTGTCATTTCGGCAGCAATCTCGGCGTTGGTAGCCTCGTCGTCGTCGAGGTAGGTTATGCAAGTGTCGCACAACTCCAGAAGCCGTTGCCACATTTGGACGGCATCTTGTTGTGACATGCCAGCGGAAGCTGGATCAAAGAAGGAAGTGCTAACGCCGTTCATGCTGACGCTAGCAACTGACCGACCAGAGGATACGTCGCCGAAAGTAGAAGCAACCTTAGCAGCTAACCAAGTGCGCAACGCCCCAGCGCTGGCTTGCGACACCGCGTAGGTGACTGCCGCCCGGTAGGTTGATGCTGCTATTTGCGCCACGCGTTTAAGGTCCGCGTGGGTATAAAGCGAAGTCTACAGAAAGTTGACAGAGTTGACAGAGTTACCAGACTTGCGGGCGTTATAAGCTGTCCGTCTCATCTATAAGCCCCAATGCCATCAAAGCATCCAACGCCTTTTTCTTGCGGTAGCGAATGAACCTGACATTGAAAATTCGCCTTGCGCTTCGCAACCCCCATCGCTCCTCATTTGCGCGGACCTGCTCAACACTCACGTCGAGCAGTCGTGCAATGTCCTTGCGCGATAGGTTGTCGCTCATTGCAGCGGCAAGCACCATTGCAGGCGCTGGATAAGTGCTCGCACGTCGGCTTCTTCCCAGACAGCGAACAGTTGATCTTTTTTGAATAGTCCGTCGCGGCATTCGCAGTTGAAGTCCATCTTCAAATATTCTCCGGTTTTCTGTGCGCGGTCGAGTTTATCGCAGAAGTCACCGGTGTCGTTAGATTCTATGGCTCCGTTGATTGATTGCGCGAGAAAGTCCGCTTCCAATGTCTGACCCTTGATTTGCAGTTCGCCGAACAGGTATGGCTCATACTTGGAAAAGACCGTGTTTTCGGGCTTCGCTCTGAATTGTTCAAGGTTCAGTATTCTCACGTTCACCCTTCCGTCGGCAGTGTTGGCATCAGGCCACACCACATTGCAAATGCGAGTTGCATTACCTCGCAGTCAAGCAGATGGTTCGGCCATCTCTGACTGCGCTTCGTCCACGTCCGAGTTGTCTTGCCGGTCTTTTTGCTCGGTTGCTGGTCGAGATATTCCGCATCCAGGTGTTGCCAATACTCCTCAGTTGCAACGTCCTTCGCAACAGCCCATGTAATCGACAAGTCTTTCGCTTGCTCTGGGTCGCGCAACACTGCGAGCAAGTCCTTGAACCAGTCCGATGCGAATTCGAAAAGGACAATCTCAGCCTTGCCGGCATCGGACGTTCCAGCAAACGGGTCGATGAACCTTGTGAAGTACGGGGCTTGTGCTTGCGTGTCCGGCTGTTTCCAGGTCTTCCGGTGCGGCATTCCCTTTGCCGGGCACCATCCAGTCCCGAAGTGTTTGCCGCGTTCTTCAAGGAAAGTGAACTCTGAGTAAGCAGCGCAACGCCGATACACTTCTGCGTCCGAGCGCGCACCCCAGCCTGAGTCAACCATGACGCCAGCATCAGGAACATTCTCTTCGGTCTTGATTGCGTGCAAGTCTTCCCATGTCTCCGCGTGCCCAGCCTTCACTGCGGTCGACACCGTGCTAGTCTCTGAGTGTTCCCATGTCCGAACAACGTACCAGAAATGCGGGCTGCCATGCTGGCAGTCAACCGTCATTATCCTCGATGCCTCAGCCTTGGCTTCTGGTTTTGAAACGACAACCTCGACCCTCTGAGTCCGCATGTCCTGCCGCATGAATGGCTCTGATAGCGCGCCGTTGACGAAGCCGCGCAACCCAAGGAATGACTTCTTCGCACGGAGGAACGCGACAGCCAGCGCACCGAAGCTAGTCTGTGTCCCCACAGCGTAGAGGCTTGGAAGGTGGTAGGAACGAAAGCCGCGTGTCGTGGTAGCCGTCGCCGTGGCCACCCATCGGCCCTCGCGGATCATGCGGGTCTTCGCGCTGTCAGGTATGTCTCCTCCGCAATGCGGACATACTGCGTGCGCGCTCCGCGCCACACGATCCAAGTCCCATGATCCGTCAGCGCGTTTGGCTGTCGAGTCCCATGCCACCCAGGCTTCGCAACCGAGACGCGGCATGACGCAGAACTGCTCGGACCAAGCGAATACAACCGGCTTTCGACAGAGCGGGCATGGGACTTGATAGCGCCTCTGGTCGCCTTTCAGAAACTCTTGCCAGATGAGTCCGTCTTCCTCCGTCGGCGTGCTAGCCTTCACCCTCAATGGATTCGTGAATGACTTCGTGCGTTGCTCTGCGAGATTCACAGCGTCGGCCTCGTTGCGGACTTCCTTTGGAAACTTGTCAACCTCGTCCATGATCGCAACCCTTGCCGGCCTAGAAGCAAGGTTCGCCGGCGAGTTTGATCCAACGAAGTTCACCACGCTAGCACCGAATTCTTGTTGCAGTATCGTCAGCCCTGTGCGCTTTGCTCCGCCGGTGGGAAGTAGCTCGGCCAGGGTAGGGGACACTTTCACAATCGGAAGCCAGCGGGTCGTGCTAAAACTCCGAGCAAGCTGTTGCGTGGGGTGTACCCATAGCAACCCGGATGGGCTATTAGCCAACACCCAAGCCACACCCCCGATGATCGCAGTTGACTTGCCTGTTTGAGAACCAAAGCACAGCACAAGGTCTGTAACCCCCGGCGCATTCCACGCGTCCAGCGGTTCCCGCATGTAGTCTCTACCGAGCCAGGACAGAGGCCCAGGTGACTCAGATTTTCCTGGTGGAAGCGAAAGCGCGGACTCACACCACGCGGACACAGGCTGCTTGCTCTGCGCTGCGAACAACTCGCGTGAGTATGGCTTGAGGTTCATTTACTTTTCCAGCGAACTCGGCGGGACGCTCTGGTTCGCAATCGAAGCGTCACTTGCGCCGGGTTTCTGAGTTCCAACGTTGTGCACTAGCTCATAGTCCCATGTCAGCAGCCCCTGGTATTTCCACGTGGACCGGCAGCCTTTGGTTTCTGCTTGCAAATACACGCTGTCGCGCTTGGCCTGTGTCAGTCGGTAGATTCCGCCTTTCTTCTTGTGACGCCACACCGTGCCTAACAGTCCGTTCGTTTCTTCTTCTTTCATAGTTCAGTTTCTACGGTTTTGGGTTTCGTGGTTTGCCGCCGTCTTCCTCGATCCGCGCTTGCTCAGATCGCAACGCCCATGCTAGTTCCAAGCGCGCTTTTGCAATGTTGTTGTACACCGCATGACGGCCCGGAGTAGTTGCGGCAACCGCGAGTTGCTCCAGCCGCTCGATCTCACCCTGAATCTCCTCTGCCAGCGTTTTGGCTGGCGTGATCTGATCGTCCGTAACTCTTCCGGTTCCGCCACACAGATCGCAAGTGTAACGTGTCATGGTGTCTTGGGCTGTGTCGTCTGAAGGCTGGTCAAGTTCAACTCCACGCACCCAGCCATGCCCTCCGCACTTGGTGCAGGTGCCAAGAGTTTTGCCTTCCAGTGTCATCCCGAACGCATCGCTCAGAGCCTTGTCTGACCACTCATCGAGTAACCGCTCAAACTCCGCGTCGTCTTGAGTGGTCAGTGTACCACGCAGCAGATTCACCCGCAGACATGCGATGATCTCTCCAGCTAGATCGTTACCGCGTGCACAGTTCATACTTCCCTCAACTTTCTCATGTTGTCTTCGCTCCACTGCTCAAGTTGCATCCGCGCAAGCTCCGGGTCGGCAGGATTCACCCTAGCCGCAAGCGCCATCGGTGCCGTGGTCAGAATGTCCCGCATTGGACCGAGGTATTGCCGGATGACATTGCGAGCCTCCTCCATTGTCACAAGATCACCTTCAGTCTTGCGGCGCTCAAGTTCAAGCAGGTCAGCGCGCGCACGAGTCTCCCGGATTCGCTGCGCGTGCAAGTCGCCGACCAAAGCCGTGTGGAGTACATAGATTGAGTATCGCTTACCTTCGGTGTGTGTGATCTCAGCAGCACGCAAGCGTCGCCGGATAGTCTCCGGTGTGCTGTGGAATTCCTTCGCGGCTTCGGATATTGACAAGTCGTGATCCGTCCAGGACTTGTTATGCCGGGTTGGTCTTTTGGCGCGCCTTGGTTTGCGTTTGCTAGCGGTCGTCATTCTTTGCGTTCTGCCGCAGGCGTCTTTTCTGCGTTCGGTTTAAGAGCTCTCTGCGCAATCAATCTCGACTGGAATGCCTGAGCCTCGACACCAAGTCCAGCAACCTGACACAGATTAATAATTTCTGTCAGTGCGCTTTCGAGTCTTTCGATCCGTTCCAGTTGTCTAAGGAGTTGGTCAACCGCTGCATTGGTGTTCATTAGTCAAAGTTCCAAAACATGAGTCACGGACGAAGAACGGTCCTCCTCGCACCCCGTCTTAGG